CGTTTACTTGTAACTACTGTAAAAAAGACTTTGTTAAAGAAACTAGCATGGCGGTTCACATGTGCGAGCCCAAGCGTCGTCGCATGGAAAAAGACGAGCGTGGAGTACAGTTAGGATTTCAAGCATACATCAAGTTCTATGAAATGATGCAAGGTTCAGCAAAGTTAAAAACATTTGAAGACTTTGCTGAGTCGGCTTACTACAAAGCATTTGTCAAGTTTGGACGTTACTGCTTGGTCATCCGGGCAATCAATCCTGGACGCTTTATGGATTGGCTACTCAAGAACAATAAGAAGTTAGATCGTTGGTGCAGTGATCAACTGTACACAGAATACTTGATAGAGTATGTGCGAATAGAGCATGTAGATGATGCACTGGCACGCTCAATAGAATGGTCAATAGCCTGGGCAGAAGAACATCAAGCACAAGCACAAGATTGTTTACGCTATGGTAATACCAATACTATTTGTTATGCACTATCGTCTGGTCGTATTAGCCCGTGGTGCATTTATAACAGCGATAGTGGCATAGAGTTTTTAGGCAGTCTAACCGAAGACCAAGTGGCTATGATCTGGCCCTACATCGAAAGCGACGTTTGGCAAAAGAAGTTTCGTGATTACCCGGCAGACGTTGAGTATGTTAAAGATATATTGAAAAAGGCAGGATGGTAATGGACATACTACTATTAATAGCATTATTTGTAATCAAACATTTTATTGTTGACTTTGTACTACAAACACAAGAAGAAGTTGATCACAAAGGCACTTATTTAGATTGGCGAGGTGTCAAACACAGTGTTAAACATGGCGTTGCCACATTACTTGTACTTTGGGGTATTGGTGCTGATTTTGGATTTAGCTGTTTATACGGTGCATTGGATTTCCTCATTCATTATCATATTGATTGGCTAAAGATGCATGCCAGCAAACATCTCACACCCAAAGACCATGCTTTTTGGACATGGTTAGGATTCGATCAGGCACTACACTATTTGACTTATATTATGTTTATTGCTATAATGATCTCATGAGCGCAGATATTGATATTGACTTGGCAGACCGTGAGCAGTTACTACAACTGATTTCGGCTGTGCCGGCTATGCAAGTACAAGATGGGCGGATACGCAAGCACAACTCGGGTGTGTATGTAACTAACATACCTTATGATCCTGTGAACTTGTGTGCGGCCATAGACTATGAGACTGCTGAACAACGTGGCTACTTTAAAATAGACTTGTTGAACATGACTGTTTACAATCTAGTTAAAACACCAGAACACTACGAACAGTTATTAGCACAAGAACCACCGTGGGAACGGCTTTGGACTGATACCGAGTGGGCTGGTCAACTGGTACACGTGGGTAACTATACTGACTTATTAAAATCCATGCGGCCCGACAGCATACCACGCATGGCAGCGTTTATTAGTATTATTCGTCCGGGTAAAGCACACTTGCAAAACCAGCCTTGGAAGGAAGTGTTTGACTCAGTTTGGGACGGTGATAGTAGTCGTGGATTTGTGTTTAAAAAGGCACATGCTATTGGCTACGCAAAGTTAGTAGCCCTACATATGAACTTACTCAACTCTACGAACAAGAGTGATTGATTTACGCTTAGACTTTTTACGAGCCATTTCTGCTAGACTGCAAACAGGCCCATGTAGTACTTCTAAATCTTTGTTGATAAATGTACGAAGATAACTCTTAAACGGATCCCAGTCGGATTTTAAGAATATATTAATAGGAATGCTACGATTGCTTTCCCACCACCAAATGTTGGCTAATTCTACAAACTTTTTCTTAAGTTCCAAGTCTTGAATAGCACCAAAGTCGTAAATGGTAGTGATTAAATCGTCTTGATTTTGTATGATACCCACATACTCATTATTGGCGTAGACGCACAGCGTTATAAACGGGTATTGTTCTGTGAGTTTTGTAAATAAATCGTTTGCCATAATCAGAGATATTTACCAATTTAAAAATCGCTAAATAATAACTATGTATTCTACCACTGCTTATATCTATCAACAGAAGACCAGAGTTATCATGCTGGATTCCAGTGGTCAATATTTTACTTTAAGGTACGAGCCCGTGTACGCAAAACGACTAACAATAAACAAAGGTGTGGATAACGTCATATTATTTGAGTTTATCAACCAAGACGAAAAACCTGTAAACATTACAGGTAGCACTATGATATTCAGACTGGTTAATCAAACTGGTGATGCGTTATTAGCAGAAAAAGAAATGGTCATACTTAATGCACAATACGGGCGTGCCAAAGTAACGTTGACCGACGCAGAACTAGACACAGTAATAGCACAGCCAGCAAACTATTCTATCACACGTGCCAGTGGTAACTTATACGAAGCAGTGTTTACTGATGCTGCTGCAGGTGCTCGTGCTCCTGTGGACATTGTAGACAGCATTTACCCAGAATTTATTCCTAGTAGTCCATTGACCATACCTACTACAGACATTACAGCACAGGGCAGTTATGGCGGGACTAGCAGTCAACAGTACCCAGACTGGAGCTTGCCTAACGGTGGTGCTGTTTATGGTAACTTTGCTCCATACCAACCTACAGAGTTTTACTCAAGTTTTATTGAACCACGTGGTCCTATAACCACTGTGCAAATGGACTTGGTTGGTTATACAGGTACAATCAAAGCACAAGCCGCAGAAAACTACCAAAGTCGCTGGTATAATATTAGCGAAAGTGTACAGTACTTTAATGAAACTAAGACTATCTATTGGAACTTAGTAGGATGGCATCCAATCATGCGATTGTGCTTTAATAACTCCATTTACACTACCTATTTGAATCCCGGAATGTCTGGATCACCAGCCACAGCTACACCTATTGTGAGCAATGGCGTGATTACTGGAATAAACATTACCAATGCCGGATTAGGCTATTTGGCTCCTCCTTTGGTTGAGTTTGCCGGAGAAGGTGCTGGTGCAACTGCTGTGGCCACTTTAGGTGCACAAGGTTCAGTTGCTAGTATTAGCATAGTTACAGGTGGTAGCGGATATTTGCCCGTTCCACCAACCATGCAAGCGGCTCAGGTTATTATCACAACCGGTCGCGTAGAAAACATATTCTACCGATAATCATTGCAAGTGAGCACTAGCCATGCTATAATATAGTATGGTTGATATCTTATCCTACTTACCCGCAAAACGCAAAACAAGCTCATCCGGTTGGGTCAGCTTTAATGCGCCTTGTTGCGTGCATAATGGAGAGAATCAAGACCGGCGTTCGCGTGGCGGCCTTAAACTCAGCAACGAAGGTTGGAGTTATCATTGCTTTAACTGTAATTTTACAGCAAGTTTTATTCTAGGTCGTAACTTATCATTTAAAGCACGCAAACTGCTCAGTTGGTTAAATGTACCTAGTGAAGAAATAGAACGACTAAACCTAGAAAGTCTCAAGCACAAAAGCATAGCTGGATTGTTAAGTGAACGACAACTGGTGTCTAATGAGTTACAAGGCATCAAGTTTGAAGATCGTGATTTGGCTATGAGTGAATTAATCACCGAAGAACGCACAATGGAAATAGAATATTTGCGTAGTCGTGCTGTGCCAATGAATTATCCATATATGCGTCCGATGTTGCCCACTGGGCGCGACAGCATTGTCATACCATTTACATATAACCATAGTATAGTAGGACATTGTCAGCGATTTTTAGACAATCGTACACCCAAGTATATTAATGACATACAACCTGGCTATGTATTTGGTACAGATTTGCAAAATGACGCATGGAACTATGTGCTAGTAATGGAAGGTGTATTTGATGCGTTGAGTATTTCAGGACTGGCAGTGTTACACGCTGATGTCAATGATGCACAAGCTAGATTAATACGCAGTTTAGGCAAGGAAGTTATAGTTGTCCCCGATCAAGATGAACCAGGTATGCGACTGGTAGATCGTGCAGTAGAGCTAGGATGGGCTGTGAGCATGCCCGAATGGCCTGGGTGTAAAGACGTAAATGATGCTGTGATTAAGTATGGGCGAGTGGCTACTCTAATAACTATACTTGCCAATAAGGAATCAAGTAAAATAAAGATTGAACTAAGGAAAAAGCAAATTGTTAAAAGATTACGGACTTGATGTACAACGTCTCTTTTTAGAGATGATGCTCCAGGACGCCGAGAGCTATGTGCGTGTACAGAACATTTATAACCCAGAAAACTTTGATCGCAGTTTGCGTCCAGCTGCAGAGTTTATTAAGCGGCACGTAAATGATCATAAAACCATGCCTGTGCTTGAGCAGATTACAGCCGCAACAGGTATTAAACTAAATCACATTCCTGATTTAAATGAAGATCACTTTGGCTGGTTCATGGGCGAGTTTGAATCATTTACCAAGCGTCAAGAACTAGAGCGTGCTATTTTAAAAGCCGCGGACATGTTGGAAAAGGGTGAGTTTGATCCTGTAGAAAAACTTATTAAAGACGCAGTACAAATATCTTTAACTAAAGACATGGGTACAGACTATTTTGCTGATCCTAAAAATCGTTTAGAAAAGTATTTTAATTCAGGCGGACAAGTAAGCACAGGTTGGCCTAGCGTGGACCGACTATTATATGGCGGATTTTCACGTGGTGAGCTGAACATTTTTGCAGGTGGATCTGGTTCAGGTAAGTCCTTGGTTATGATGAACATAGCACTAAGTTGGCTACAGCAAGGATTATCAGGTGTATATATTAGTTTAGAATTGTCAGAAGAACTATGTGCGTTGCGCACAGATGCTATGTTAGCGGGCATGAGTACTAAAGATATTCGTCGTGACATGGACACAACTGAATTAAAGGTTAAGTTATACAGTAAAAAGTCCGGACAATATCGTATTAAAGCATTACCAGCACAGAGTAATATTAATGATATTCGTGCTTACTTAAAAGAAGTACAAGTGCAAACTGGAATTAAAGTAGATTTTGTCATGGTTGACTATTTGGACTTGTTAATGCCTGTAAGTGCTAAAGTCAGTCCAAATGATTTGTTTGTTAAAGACAAATATGTTTCAGAAGAATTGCGTAATCTAGCAAAAGAATTAAACGTATTACTTGTAACGGCATCGCAGTTAAACCGTGGGGCTGTGGAAGAAGTAGAATTTGACCATAGTCATATTTCAGGTGGTATTTCTAAGATTAACACTGCTGACAACGTGTTTGGTATCTTTACATCACGTGCTATGAAAGAGCGTGGACGCTATCAAATACAGTGTATGAAGTCACGTAGCAGTACAGGTGTTGGACAAAAGGTAGACTTAGAGTATAACATTGAAACCATGCGTATTACAGACTTAGGCGAAGATGAGCAACAGTCCAGCGGGTTTGTTAAAAAGAATAATGTATTAGATTCGATTAAAACTTCTAGTACATTTAAACGCCCCGATGCCAACAATGATAATGAAGATACAGGCAAAGTCACTGCTGACGTACAAAGTGCTAAATTAAAGCAGTTATTAGGCTCAATAAAGAGCAATTTATAAACTACCAAACCTAAAAAGAACCGATAAATAATAAAAAGGTTCTGGCCATTATGCAAAAGAAAACTCGTAGTTTATTAGAAGAATTAGACTCAATGTATATTGAGCGTGACACACGCCACGTTATTGAAACTCGGGCGTCAAACGTTATTGCCAGTGCTATTAGATTATTAGAATCTATCGAAGAATCATACACGCCTGAGCAAGCTGAAAACCTTACTCGTAAGTTGCTTAATGCTATCAAGCTAAAAGATCCAGGCAAATTTACACGCACAGTAAGGAAAACAGATGCAAATTCATGAACTAACCAGCAAGAAAAATTTAGATGAAGGTGTTCTAGACACTGTAAAAAGTGTGGCTGGACGTGTTGGCCAAGGACTTAAACAAGGTGCATCAAGAACAGCCTATGATTGGGGCATTGGGCAAGGTGTTAAAGGCACATCAACTGATTTAACCAACAAAATAATGCCATTGTGGAATCAAACAATCGCTGCTGTACAGCAAAGAACTCCTAATCAACCCGTTAATGATCGTGTGTACGAAACTGAACTTGAAAACTTTATCAGTAAAGTATTTTATAAAAATAGATTACATATAGAAAATGATGTTGTGCAAAAACACGTTGCTGATACAGTAAGACGAATCACTCGAGTAAAAGATAATCCCGGCCAAATAGCAACAGAATTTAATAATTTAGTTAATTCACTGGCATCAATGAGATTACAATCAACTGCTGCTCAACAAGCTGATATTCCAGTTGGACAACGAATTTCTGTTCCTTATGTTCAACAAGGACAATCAATACCGGCATACTATTATAAAAATGCACAGGGTTGGACCAATGCCAATGGTGAAGCTGTGACTAGCCCATCTGCTATTGAACATTTAGACAGTTTAATAGCCACGTCGGGCCGCCGTGAATCAGATCCAAATGTTCAAGCAACTCCAAACTATAGAAAAATGGAAAAGAAACGTCCAAGATGATTATAAACGAAGGCGGAAACATCTTTAAGGATGCCAATGGTCGTGCTCTTACACAGCGTATCAATCAGACGGATGTTAAAAGCACCATTGCCTGGCTAGAACAGTTAACTGGTTTAGAGCTACAGGATAACACACTAGGCTCAACAGGACGTAAACCTACATCAGGTGACTTAGATCTAGCAGTAGACGCTAACCAAACAACCAAAGATCAGTTATACAACCAACTGGCACAATGGGCAGCGAGCCACGGATTTAAACCTGAAGACTACATTCGTAAGTCGGGTATTAGTGTGCATTTAAAGACACCAATCAATGGCCGCCCTGATAATGGATATGTGCAAACAGACTTTATGTTTTTAAAGGATGTGCCTTTTAGTAAGTTTGTATTAAGCGCACCGGGCGACAGCAAGTATCGTGGCCAAGACCGTAATGTACTAATGAACTCCATAGCCAAAAGCATGGGTTACAAGTTAAATCAAACAGCTGGCCTACAAGATCGTGCCACCAATGCGATCATTTCAAATGATCCAGATAAGATAGCGCAGATATTGTTGAATAAATCAGCCACAAGAAATGATTTACACAGTGTGGAAACTATTATTGCCGCACTTGAAAAAGATCCTAAACGTGATGCTAAACTAGCAGATGCACGTGAGCACTTTGCTCGTGAAGGTGTACCATTTTTTGAAACTACAGAGTTAAAGCCTGTAACAGGCTACACAGAAGTAAACTTCTTAGCTCGATTGCGTGACCGTATAGTTAACCAAGGCATGCAACCATTGGTTGAGCAAATATTAATGGAAGCCGATGCACGTATTGAACACTTAGAAGATCTAGTATTTGAGCGTGGCACACGCGGTGTGCGAGAAGCCTTGGCGATTATTACTCATGCTGCTGAAGACACAGCTGGAACTACCACAGTTAAATGGGATGGTAAACCCGCTATCATTTGGGGACGTAAGGCCACTGGTGAATTTGTATTAACTGATAAATCAGGGTTTGGCGCTAAAGGATACGATGGCTTGGCTACTAGCCCAGAAATGATTGCACGTATAATGAATCAGCGTGGTGGCGAACGTGGAGAATTAATCAATCTTTATGCAAAGTTATTTCCATTATTATCGGCCGCTACTCCTACAAACTTTAAAGGCTACATGCAAGGTGATTTATTATACACATCAACACCTCCGGAAGTTGCTGGCGCATATGTGTTTAAACCTAACTATGTTGAATATAAGATTCCTGCGGCAACTACGCTAGGCAAAGCAATTGGTGCAAGTGAAGTGGGCATAGCCGCACACACTTATTATGCAGACCCTGCCGCTAATCCAGAGCCTATTAAACATATTGATTTAAAAAAGGTTCCAGGATTATTAGTCATTGAGCCCACAGTAAAAGATATTAAAAATGTACAACCAAGTAATAAGTTAGTAAAAGAATTACGCAGTGTTGTTCATCAAAATGGTGCCGCTATTGATCAGTTGTTTAATCCTGCTGATTTACGTGCGGCAAAAATAACTGATTTACCAGCACTGTGCAAGCGTTATATTAACAGTCGTATTCACAGCGACTATAGTAATTTACTAGCGGACTTTGGTCCATGGTTACAGCAGACAGTAACTCCTAGCAAGTATAACAACATTGTAGAATACCTACAAAGTCCACGTTCAAACTTAGATGGTATGAGTGCGGCATTTACCAGTTTCTTATTGTTACACGAAATCAAAACAGACATGCTTGAGCAGTTAGATCGTCAACAACCTGGGCAAGAAGGATGGGTTATTGCTAGCGATGCAGGCCGTGCTAAACTGGTGAACCGTTTTGGTTTTTCTGCGGGTAATCGCATACTCAACAATCCGAATTTGGCCTCCTGAGATAAATAAAAGTAGAGCGAAAAGCTCACATATTAAGGAGATTTAAAAATGGCATATATTACACCAGTAAACGGTGACGCACAACCAGTATTCGCTACTGACGTTCGTAACCCAATCGCAGCTTCTGCTAGTACAGCAGGTACACCTGTAAACTTCCAAGGTCCTAAGTTGGACTTTTTCAGCGTAACAGCTAACACATCAGTTGCTACACAACAAGGCGTTCAAGAATACGTTGCTAACGTTATTCAAGCTGTACAACAAACTTCAACAGTTGCTATGTACCAAGTTGACGGCACACAAATCAGTTTTGGCGTGTACCCAACAGGCGCATTTGCTGACGCAGCGGCTTTCTTGGTAGCGGCTAACATCACTTTCACTGGCTACCAGTTGGACAGTGCTGCTAGCGTTGGTTTCAAGTTGGCAACAAGCTAATCCATAGTTTATTAAACTATACTAACCCTGGAATAAAAACCCAGGGTTTTTTATTGGCTTAAATATCTGCAGATGAAGATTCGTTGTACTACCTCTTTTGATATCACTGCCACAGGTGTTACTGGTCACTGTAAACCCTCACGTATACCTTTTACTGATGATAGTGGCACGTCGATCAACAATGAGCAAGATTGGAATCTAGCACGCAATAAACAACGCAACTGGGAAACTATTACCCAGTTAATCAGTCTAAGAACACAAGTGGACAATATCACTCAACCTGTACAGGATAATGACCACTGGACATTTGAGTTTGAAGTAGAAGCCGCTGGTATATTTGCCGCAGATGGTGATCCACTAGGGGTATTAAAGCAAGACTGTGCGGGTGTGCCCATGCTATTAGGCACTACAGACACAGTGTTAACCATGACTAACATTCGCTTCGATATAATAAATATATCAGTGGAATAATAACTATGAGCGAAACTACCGAAATCGAAAAGAAAAGCCTTGAAGCACACGTTGAACTGTGTGCTGAACGTTATAAGAGTCTTGACGAAAGACTAGACTTCCTTGGTGAAAAGATCTCCAAAGTTGAGGAAGTCACAGAGGCAATTAAAGATTGCGTTCAAAAACTAACTGAAAAATCAAATGATCGTTTGATCGGTTGGGGAGTGGCAATCATTGCATCTCTAGTTGGTATGGTTGGTTGGTTATTAACAAACTATGTATTGAAATAATGAAAGAACAAAAACTAGAAGCTTGGGTCCGCGAAGAATTAAAGACTGTATTGCCAAATATGATTTGGTATAATGATTCAGGTGAATATGAGTTATTTGGACGTTATAGATTATCTAAAGAACGTAACGGTTATAGAGTATTTTGTCATGCTACAGATGTAGGCGTATTCAGCGGCACAAAGTCAGCAGTCAGTTGGTGTATAGCCGACAAATATCGTGATTATAATCTAGCCCGACAAATATTAAACACAGACAATCGTTTAGAAGCAGTAAACAATGATATCTATGCACGTGTAGGCGCCGCAAACCGCAGTAAAAAGGTAGAATTTAAAGAAAATATAGATACCAAGTTAGAACCTAAAATAATTCGTAAAAAAGAACTTGAAAAACAATTAGCCAAATATATAAATTCGGCTAAATATTTACAACAACGAGGATTCGATAATGAAATTGCACGATCTGGCCGCGCCACAAAAAACACAACAAATCGCTAAAGTGATGGAAAGTCACTTTGGTTCGTCAGTTGCTTTTGACCAATTGTCACCAAAGCAAGCACAAGCTATGTTACAGAAAGTTCGCGGGTTGATCGCTGAACAACGTCGTAACCCTAGTTTCCACTCTAGTGAGCAAAACCCTGCTTACTTAAAGTTAATGATGATGGAACAAGGTCTGGCAGCCGCTACTCAAGCACCACAACAAACGCCACAGCAAGCTGCAGCCGCTATGACATTACAACGCCAAGAAAAGCGTAAACAAAGTCAAGCTCAACTAAAAGAAATTGATGATCAAATTAAAGCATTACAAACACAACGTCAACAAGTACAGCAACAAATGAATAGTCCAGTGGGCGAAAGTAAAATTGCACGTCGCTTGCGTGAAGCTAGTGAAGTTCAACAAGCTCAAGTTGTTCTAGCAAGTAAGGACATGGTCGACCAAGTTCAGAAAATGATTGAAACAGCAACAAGTATTCAGTTCAAAGACTTGCCAGCACTAGTTGATCAGATTCGTAACGAAATCGGCTACGATCAAGCTACACAGTTTAATCAAGATGCTACAACAGCATTGAGTGGGTTGGTACAAAACTTACAACAATCAAAAGGTCAGTTAGAAGGCGCACTAGGCGTGGTAACTGGTCAAGCTCCACAGATTCCTGGTCAAGACTTAGGTGCCGCTCCTGCTGCTGATTTAGGCGCAGACTTAGGTGCTGAGTTACCACCAGTTGATGGCGAAGAAGAGCTAGACATTGATGTTGACGCAGAAGAAGAGCCAAGCAGTTTAGAAACAACATTGGGTCGCGGTAAGAGATAATGTTGATTTGTGAGTTTGCCCGTGACTCGGGCAATAACAAAGACGCAGAAACTTTGGCAGCGGTTAGTACATTATTAGCTGGCCGTGCCAAAGATGAATCTGCTCGTAAACAAATGAACATCGGTGCGTTTATTGAACTAGCTCGTCAACAAGGTATTAACGTTACAGAACAAAACCTTGCTGAGTTGATTGCTAAAGAGCCACTTAAAAACATTCTTGAACCACTAAAACCAAACTCCAACGTAGTACGTTTTAAAGGCAACACAGAAACAACCACAGGCATGACTGTGGATCAAGCACAAGACATAGTAGATAAAAATGCCAAAGCCGCAATGAAGCGTGGCATGAAATCTGCTTAACCTCAAGTAATACCCTTAAATATCCGCATGAGCAAATACGTATTCGACCGCCTCGAATTCTATATAACCAACGTGTGTAACTTAACCTGCGATGGTTGTAACAGATATAACAATTATAAGTTTAGTGGCTTTTGGTCCTGGGCTGACGCTGAACCTGTACTACGTGCTTGGGCAGAAAAGATTGATGTACGTCATCCTGTGATTCTTGGTGGTGAACCTTTGTTACATCCTGATATTGTGCCATGGATCAATGGATTAAGAGAAATATTTCCTAACTATTCTGGTGTGCAAGTTCAATCAAATGGCACACGCATTGATTGTGTACGCGGCTTATACGAGGCCCTTGATTTTCAAAAGACCGGCAATTGGATTGGCATTAGTATTCATGATCCTAATGATCAAGAAGAGATATTTAATCGTATAAGAAACTTTTTGTCTCGCGGTGTTGTAGTTGAACAACAGAATACCAAACATCCTGTAATGGGCAGTGACCATAATTTTTCCAATAGGCCTCCGGACCAGTTGACTGAAGTTCATGCGTGGAATAGTGGAACGTTTGTTAACAGCAATATTATTGAACTAGGCGACAACCGGTACACTCTATACACAAGCGACCCTGACCGTGCTCACGAAAACTGTACGTTTAGACGTTTTAAAAACTATCATATGATACGTGGTAAGATTTACAAGTGTGGCCCGGCGGCACTCATGCCTGAGTTTGATCAACAGTATCCATTTGAAATAAGTGAAGAAGACCGGGAGTTGTTGTATAGCTATAACGCACTAAGTTTGGATAACTATGATAGCATTGGCGCCGAATGGTTGGCTAACATAGATAATGTTATTCCACAATGTAAGTTCTGTCCAGAAACATACACATACAAACCGATTACATTCAGTGATCGTAAAAAACCCTGGAAAAAAGAACCAAAACTGTTGTAAATACCTAGTAGTTCTGCTATAATAAATCAAGGAGACTAATATGGCTTATTCAGATAAGGTGTTAGATCATTATGAAAATCCACGTAATGTAGGCAAGATGGATGCCGCTGATCCTACTGTAGGGTCTGGTACTGTAGGAGCCCCTGCTTGTGGGGACGTCATGCGATTACAAATACGTGTAGAAGATGGAGTGATTACAGATGCAAAATTTAAAACCTACGGCTGTGGCTCGGCTATTGCGAGCTCCTCACTCGTTACCGAATGGGTCAAGGGCAAGAGCATTGAAGAAGCAGGCACAATTACGAACAGTGCGATTGCTGAAGAATTGGCGCTCCCCCCTGTTAAGATCCACTGTAGCATCCTCGCTGAAGATGCGATAAAGGCCGCAATAGCCGACTACAAGAGTAAACATGATAACACTAACAGTACCAGCACTCAATAAAATCAACAGCCAACTACAAAAGCGTGGAGGCATTGGTATTCGTGTTGGAGTAAGAACCACAGGCTGTAGCGGCCTGGCTTATATTCTTGAATATGTAGACCAACTTGGCGACGGTGACGACAGCATTTTGTTTAACGGCTTTGCTATTATTGTCAACAAAAAAGACCAGCCTTATCTACAAGGTATGGAAATAGACTATGTGCGTGAAGGACTTAACGAAGGCTTTCGCTTTAATAACCCTAACGAAAAAGATCGTTGCGGTTGCGGCCAGTCTTTCCGTATGTAAAATCCAAATGTAAACTAAAATATAAAAAATATTCTGCTTTAGGATAAATAAAACAAAGGAGAATATATGTTTCTTAAAGAATCAACTCAAATAAACAACTATACTAAAAAAAGTAAATTTGGAAAATTAGTAGAATATAAACGAGTTAAAACTTTAACTCATTGGATGTGCGATAATTGTAATACAGAATTCTCAAAAAACAAAAATGGTGCTTACAACCCAAAATCTAAATCATACTGTCAACATTGTATATCTAAAATTGGACTAGCAAAACTAGCCAACCTGGCTGGTTATGAATCAAAAGTTAAAAATAAATTTACTAATAGAATTGGCGATGTAGTATTAGGTAAAGAAGGATATCCTGAAATTTATATTGGCAAGGATTACCCTTATCGCAAAGGTGGTTATAGAACCATACGAGAACATATTTTTGTCATGGAATGTCACTTAAAACGGGGTCTTAAAAAAGGAGAGGTTGTGCATCATATTGATGGTAACAAAAAAAATAATTCTCTCGAAAACTTATATTTGACAAGTGTGGCAGAACATAATAAACTACATGCTGAAAGTGAGAATATTATCTTTGAATTAGTTAAACTTGGAATCGTGAAGTTTGACCAGCTCACTGGTAGATATACATTATTGAAAGATAAAATTGTACAATCCTAAATTTAATTACCAACCTATTCCCCGCGAACAAGTCAACGGGCAAAGACTATATGCCACTCCTACAGGACGTGTGCCTAGTGTTACTACCATCCTGGACAAAACTAAACCCGAAGAAAAGAAAAAGGCCTTGCAAGAGTGGCGCAATCGTGTGGGTGTAGAACGTGCTACACAGATTACCACAGAAGCGGCCAATCGTGGCACTCGTATGCACAACTATCTTGAGCACTATGTTAAAACAGGTGAGCGTAAGGAAAAAGGTACTAATCCAATGAGTTGGCCATCGCATGCCATGGCTGATTGTGTTATTGAACAAGGACTAGCAGGTAAAGTTGACGAGTTCTGGGGTGTAGAAGTTCCACTATACTTCCCTAGCATTTATGCTGGTACTACAGACGGTTGCGGCATACACTTAAACGAAGAGTCTATTCTAGACTACAAGCAAACAAATAAACCTAAAAAGCGTGAGTGGATCGAAGACTATTTCCTACAACTATGCGCCTATGCCGAAGCACACAATGAACTACATGGAACTAAGATCAAAAAGGGTGTGATTTTAATGTGCGTCAAACCCGAAGTGGATGAAAATTTTAACTTGCTAACACAGCCAGAATACCAGGAATTTGTGCTAGAAGGCGCACAGTTTGAGCTGTATCGTCAACTTTGGTGGCAACGTGTAGAGCAGTATTATCTGCTAAATAGTTAATCATAGAGGATTAACATGGCTATTGTTCAGATTTCACGTATAACCCAGCGTAAGGGTTTACAACAAGATTTACCACAACTTGCTGGTGCAGAGTTTGGCTGGAGTGTAGACACTCGTCAACTTTGGATTGGTAACGGCACGCTTGACGAAGGCGCACCTGTTATTGGCAATACTGAAGTATTAACAGAGTTTAGTGATATTTTAGCATTGTCTACTACCTACACCTACAAAGGTGAATCTGCTGGCTATATTGTACAAACAGGCCCAACATCTGGTACTCCAGTTACACAAAGTCTACAATCGTGGATGGATCAATGGGCCACAGTTAAAGACTTTGGTGCAGTAGGTGACGGTGTTACTGATGATACTGAAGCTATTAATCGTGCGCTATATCAGATTTATTGTCGCGAAGTAAATCCACAAATACGTCGCAGTATTTTCTTTCCAGCCGGCGTATACAAGGTAACATCAACAATCATTATTCCTCCTTATGCTACATTAATCGGCGAAGGCCCGGATAACACTGTGATTTCTCTTGCCGCGGTAGATGATTCAACATTAACACCATATGTTGCTCGCCTAGGTGACAGTTTACAACAAATCGGTGCACAGATTGGAACCAATGGAGCCACAGCTCCTTATTCAATCAACATACAACAAATGGGCTTTACTAATCTAAATACAGATACTGATGTATTTTTAGTCGAAGATGCAAACGAAGTAACATTCACTGAAGTGGATTTCCATGGCCCATTAACCACAGCAGATTTAACCACAGATGCCAATGGTACCACGTGTGTGGCATTTGCCAGCACTCCTGCACTGCCTGTAAATCAAGTAAAGTTTTATAACTGTCGATTTGCCGGCACAACTTATGGTATCTATACTGATGCACAAGTACAAAGTGTCAGCGTTGAAACATCAACCTTTAGCACACTATATCAAGGTGTGGTGTTAGGTGTAGGTGCAACATTAGGCACAGGTCCAACAGGATTTTCTATTTCGCAGTGTGAGTTTGACCTAATCTATACTCAAGGTATTATATTTGACAATGTAGAGTTAAATGCCACCGCACAAAATATATTCTACGATGTGGGCAATCATTTTGGTGGAACTACACAACCATATACCGCTATAATCGATTTTCGTAATGCCAACAACATCAGTGTCGGTGATATGTTTGAACGCAGTGCGACCTATGCTACTACATTCCCACGTATTGAACTTAATAACTTGGCTAGTATTGCCTTTACTGGCGCAGAACAACTGGCCATGGGTACCTATGTTCGACAAACCGGACAACTTGCTACATTAGCTGACAATCAAGTTTTACCTGCAACGGTGTTTACTGTGAGCACTTCAGCAACTAAAGCATTTGCTATAGATTATGCTATTGTTCGTGACACAGCATATCGCACTGGCACGCTGGTTGTCACAGCTGACAGTGGTGCTAGTGATATGACCTATACCGATGATTATACTGAAAATAAACCAACCGGCGTAACATTAACTGTAACTCAGACTAGTACAACTATTAATATAAAATATAACTCAACCTCTAGTGGGTTTACTTCACAATTTACTTACTCTATTAGATATCTAGCCTAATGTGGCCCGCTACCTTTGCCGCTCGACTTGAGTCGTGGAATGCCCTCCGCGACTCTTGCCAAAACATTCCATTAGAACAAGCACTTGAAACCATCAACTCTTGGTGGTTCGCAGTCCCTTGGAAACCTTACTATTTGCATTGGGATGATCAAGAGACTTGGCCCGATCCATGGCAACTTTTGAGCGATAACATCTATTGTGATCTTGCTCGCGGGCTTGGAATCCTGTATACTATAACTTTGTTGGACCGTGCAGATTTGACGTCTGCAACGCTGGTTTTAACTGAAACCGGGGATAATTTAGTACTAGTGTCAAAAGAAAAATATATACTTAATTGGGACGGTGATACAATCGTAAATACCATCCAAGCAGTAAACATCAAGAAGCAGTTGACGCAACAAGCAGTAAAAAAGCAATACCTATAAACAATACGGAAGTTAAATGACGCAGATAACAGTAGTTAAACGAAGCGGCCAGCGCGAGCCTCTCACCATTGAAAAATGGCAAGCACAAGTAGCAAAAGTTTGCCAGGGCATAGCAGATGTCTCACAATCAATGATAGAAATCAAAGCACAGTTACATTTCTACGATGGCATTACCACAAATGAAATCGATGGCATTACCTTGCGTGCTATCGTTGACTTGATTGATGTGGAACAAAATCCCGACGTAGGTCACACAAACTATCAATACGTAGCAGGCAAACAAAGACTCAGCATGTTACGCAAGGATGTATATGGGGATTACACACCCCCACACCTGTTAGATATTGTAAAGAAAAATATCTCTGTAGGCTTGTACACACCTGAGCTGTTAGAGTGGTACACAGAGGAAGACTGGAATCGCATGAACGACATGATCGATCATGAAAAGGATGAACAGTATTCATACGCAGCCATCGAACAGTTGATTGAAAAGTACCTAGTACGCAACCGTGCTACAAAAGAGATTTACGAAACACCTCAAGTACGTTACATGATAGCGGCCGCTACTGTGTTTCATAATGAAGAGCCTAACGCGGCTCGCATGAGATATATTAAGGAATATTACAATGCCGCTAGTGATGGTTTGTTTACACTTGCTACTCCTGTGCTTGCTGGTCTGGGCACTCCAACAAAACAATTTAGTAGCTGTGTGCTTATCCGCAGTGACGATGATCTTGACTCTATTTTTGCCTCAGGAGAAATGATGGCCAAGTACGCTAGTAAGCGTGCTGGTATTGGATTAGAAATTGGACGCTTAAGACCACTTGGCAGTCCTATTCGCGGTGGCGAGATCATGCACACTGGCATGATTCCATTCTTGAAAAAGTGGTTTGGTGATTTACGTTCATGTTCACAAGGCGGTATTAGAAATGCGTCGGCTACTGTATTCTATCCGATATGGCATCATCAATTTGATGACCTCATTGTACTTAAAAATAATCAAGGCACTGAAGAAACCCGAGTGCGCCATATGGATTATGGGGTCGTGCTATCGGCCCTTTTCTGGCGCCGTTTCAAAAACAAAGAAAACATCACGTTCTTTGACCCAAACGAAGTCCCGGACTTGTTCGAAGCGTTCTACCGCAATACAGAACTCTTTGAAGAACTCTACACCAAGTACGAAAAACGTTCGGACCTCCGCAAGAAAGTAATGTCAGCCGAAGAAGTGTTTAAAGGCGGCATACTTAAAGAACGTACAGATACAGGACGCATTTACCTTGTGTACATTGACAATGTGCAAAATCAAGGTCCATTTGATCCTGAGTTCCATACCATTTATCAAAGTAACCTTTGCTGTGAAATCCTCTTACCTACGAAACCATTCAAAAGACTTGACGATCCAGAAGGCCGTATTGCTCTCTGCACTCTTGGATCGATTAACTGGGGCGCATTCCGTAATCCAGAAGACATGCGTCGTGCTTGCCGTATACTCCAGCGTAGCCTTTGCAACATACTGGATTACCAAGATTTTCTCTCAATACAATCTAAGTTAAGTAACGATGAAATACAACCATTGGGCATCGGTATTACTAACTTGGCCTACTGGCATGCTAAACGTAGCCTTAAGTACGGCGAGCGAGATGCTCTACAAGAAGTTAAATCTTGGATGGAGCATCAAGCATACTATCTAACCGAAGCCACAGTAGAGTTAGCCAAGGAACGTGGTGCTTGCGCACACAGTGATCGTACACGCTATGGTCAAGGCACATTCCCTTGGGAACATCGTGCTGCCGGAGCAAACGAACTAGCAGACTTTACTCCTGAACTTGATTGGGAATCATTAAGAACTAACATGAAGCAGTATGGTGTGCGTAATGCCACCTTAATGGCTGTGGCTCCTGTTGAATCTAGTTCAGTAGTAATCAACTCAACCAATGGTATCGAAATGCCTATGAGCCTGATTACTGTTAAAGAATCCAAAGCTGGCAGTTTAACACAAGTTGTTCCTGAGTATCATAAACTCAAGAACAAATATCAGCTCATGTGGGATCAGCTTAACTGTGATGGCTACATTAAAAC